CTTCGAAACCGAGACCTCCGAGCGTTCGTTTGAAGAGGAGACCAAACTCTCCGGCTTCAGCGCCGCTCCGGTCAAGAACGAGGGCTCTGCTCTGGCGTACGACAACGCGCAAGAGGCTTGGACTGCTCGGTACAACCACGAGACGATTGCTATGGGCTTCTCCATCACCGAAGAGGCGATGGAAGACAACCTGTACGACAGTCTGTCGTCGCGGTACACCAAAGCGCTTGCTCGCGCGATGGCGTATACCAAGCAGGTCAAAGCGGCTGCGATCCTGAACCAAGGCTTTAGCTCCGCCGTGACCTACGGCGACGGCGTTAGCCTGTTCTCGACCGCTCATCCGCTGGTCTCTGGTGGCACCAACAGCAACCGCCCGTCAACCGCTGCCGATCTGAACGAGACTTCTTTGGAAGCCGCCGTTATCCAGATCGCTGGCTGGACCGATGAGCGTGGGCTGCTGATCGCTGCCAAGCCGCGTAAGCTGGTGGTTCCTCCGGCGCTCCAGTTCGTTGCAACCCGCCTCTTGGAGACTGAACTCCGTGTGGCGACCGCTGACAACGACGTCAACGCGCTGAAGTCGATGAACTCGATTCCTGAAGGGTTCACGATCAACCACTACCTGACCGACACCAACGCTTGGTTCCTTTTGACCGACGTGCCCAACGGTCTGAAGCACTTCGTTCGTACCCCGATGCAAACGGGCATGGACGCGGACTTCGACACTGGGAACGCGCGGTATAAAGCCCGTGAGCGTTATTCGTTCGGTGTGTCTGATCCTCTCGGTGCCTACGGCTCGCCCGGCGCGAGCTGATCGGTGTAGGGAAGGGGGCCTTGTGCCCCCTTTTCTTTTGTGCTAAAAGACTACTATTCCGGGGTTATCCGGGGTGCTGACTGGTCCCGGCCAGACGACATGCAGACAGCGCCTCTTGCTCGCATGTGAGGAATCATGGCAAATACCACTTTCAACGGCCCGGTACGATCGCAGAATGGTTTTGAAACCATCTCTGTCAATTCTTCTACCGGTGCTGTCACAGTCGGTCCGGCATTCTCCAGTTCTGGCGTAGTTGCAGCCCCTGTATCGCTGGCTGATGGTAATGCTTCGTTAACCGCCGCTGTTAACGCTGGCCGAATCAACATTGTCCCCAACGGTACGCAGGACAACACCTACACCCTTCCGGCTCCTGTCGCAGGGCTGATGTTTACGTTCGTGTATGGTGGCGGCGCTGCTGACGCTACGGACTTCATCATCAACACCGGGTCGAACACCAATTACTTTATTGGTGGTGTTGCGTTTAACGACACCGATGATGGTGCTGCGTCTGTTGTGTTCTCGGACGGGAACTCTAATAGCAAGCTTCAGGTCAACGTCCCCGCCGCTGCGCAGATTAACGTTCTGGCGATTAACGGAACCAACTGGCAGGTGTGGGGTAGCGTCACTGGTGCAACTGCTCCTGCTTTTGCTGACCAGTAATAGGAGTCCGTCATGCAATATGACGTATGGGCAGTAACGCCTGCGACGGACGATGCCTATTATCGGGCGAATGCGTCTATTGCAGGTGCAGGTTCTCTATCCCTACTTGCCAACACGGTCGGGCCTAACGGGTACGGGTACAAAGTCATCATCACCTCGGCTGGTAATGACTCAGGAATCACCTTTACCATTACCGGTATCAAAGTTGGTGATCTAACCAACACGGTTGTCAGTGAGACGCTGACTGGGCCTAATGCCACGACAGTTACTTCGTCTAACTACTACGCTCGTGTTGATTCCATCACAGCTAGTGGTGCATCGGCGGGTAATGTAAAGATCGGTACCACCGGGAGTCTTGCGCTCCCCCGGACGCGTATCAAAGGTTTGTATTACGTTGGCACTGGTAGTGCTGGATCGGTCAAGTTCAACACCAATGATCTTGCCAGTGCGCTCCGGCTGCAGATCAACACCCCTGCATCTGCGACGGCTGCAAACAGCCTGTACATGGCAGCAGAGGGTATCTTGACGACGCTGGGGTCTAACCAAGACTACTGCGTGGTGACCCTGACCAACGTGACCTTCTGCACCATCATCTGCGGGTAGCCATGAAGACGCCAGCATGGCAACGCAAAGAAGGCAAGAATCCCTCTGGTGGTTTGAATGCCAAAGGGCGCGCCAGCTACAACAAAGCCAATCCGGGGAAGCCGGGGCTCAAGGCCCCGCAACCGGAAGGTGGCTCCCGACGCGACTCCTTCTGTGCCCGGATGAAAGGCATGAAGAAGAAGCTGACTTCAGCGAAGACCGCGAATGACCCAAACAGTCGGATCAATAAAAGTCTGAGAGCATGGAAGTGCTGAGATGAACGCACAAGAAATCAAAACCGCTGCTGATGGCGCTGCCGTTGTTGTGGGCGTTGCTGGTTTTATGCAATGGTTTCCGCCTATTGTTGGTTTGATTGGCGGGGTGTTAACCGTAATATGGTTTGCAATCCGAATCTGGGAAACCGACACAGTAAAAGGTTTTACTGGGAGGGCAAATGCCAAGCAAGACCAAAGCTCAGCACAACCTGATGGCGATGGTCGCCAATGACCCCGCAGCTTCTAAACGCCTTGGCATCCCACAAAAGGTTGGCAAGGAATTCATGCAGGCCGACAAAGGCCGCAACTTTAACCGAGGTGGTGACATGAAAGAATCCAAGAAAATGATGGGTAAAGAAGTGGCCTTTATGAAAAAGAAGGGTGCTCCCAAGGCTATGGTCAAGCATGAGATGGCCGAGATGGGCATGAAGAAGGGTGGCTACGCTTCTGGCGGTATGCCGATGGTTATGAAAGACGGGAAAAAAGTTCCCGCTTTTGCAGCCGATGGTCAAGGAAAAATGAAGGCTGGCGGCATGGCCAAGAAGATGATGGGCGGCGGCATGACCTACAAATCCGGCGGTCTTGCTGCTGGTCACAAAGCTGCTGACGGTATTGCTAAGAAAGGCAAAACCAAAGCTATGCAGGTGAAGATGATGGGCGGCGGGAAGTGCTGACATGGACAAAATTAAAAGACCACGCCCGCAAAAAACTGTTCCTCCTATGGACACATTGGTTAAAACTGACCAAGAAGATTTGACGCCTACGCCAGAACAAACGCGCCGGATGATGGAGCAAGTTGAAGAGGAAAAGCGTCAAACGCGAATGAATAAAGCGTATGACGAAGCTGCACCGCGTTCCATGCGTCTTGGTTTTGCCACTGGCGGTTCGGTTAGTTCCGCTTCTAGTCGTGCAGATGGCTGCGCTCAGCGCGGTAAAACCAAAGGAAGGATTATTTAAATGCCTAGCAAAAGCGATCTATACAAACGTGCGTTAGCTGAAATGCGGCGGCGTGGTGTTGATACGCCTGAGCTAGAAAAAATGGCGGGCGAAAGTCCTGCTATGTCTTTTGTTGAGCGCCCGCCAGTAAAAGGTGAACCTTCAGAAGTTGAAGTAAAACGTGCTCCCGTCCGTAAACGTAATCGTTCGGCAGTTGAAGCACTAGGCCCAAGGTCTCCTGTGTATGGTGGATATACCATTACCCCCGAAGAAGGCCCGGAGATGAGGCGAGAAATTAGTGTAGGTACGCCGGATCGACAGCGGTTTTACGACGAAGAAGGCAAAATGTTGGGGTTTGCCAAAGGTGGAATGGTTGGCTCTGCATCTAAACGGGCAGATGGCTGCGCTCAGCGGGGCAAAACAAAAGGAAGGATGATTTAAATGGGGCGCCTTAACAAACCTGCCAAGCCTAATTATCCTTACCGTTCGCCAAATCAAACGAACGCTGAGGATTTGGCGCCTAATTTGCTTGAGGATGTTGGGGCTTCTCAAGCCGCTGATATGCGACGTATTGGTCGCGGGCTGAGCCCTGATGCTACCCCCGGGCATAAATTTAGTGAAGTTAACCGCCGCAGGCAGCAAGAAGCTGGTGGCAGGGCTACATTGCGATCTGCGGGTCGAGCGGGTGCTCTGGGAGCTGCAGCGGAAGTGGGAGAAGCGGTTGGCCGAGAACTTGATCGCCGCAATCCGAAAGTTGGAGAAGCCGCTGAGCGCATGATCGAAGGCAGTGGGGTTGGTTCGCTTATGCGGCGAGGCGCAGTGCCGTCGGGGCGAGTTGAATTCTCTGATGAAGCTGAACAAGAATTCGCCAACCAAGATGTAGAACGAGCTATGAGAGTTGCTCGTGAAAGATCGAATGAAGAACGCGAAGAGCGTAGAGTTAAAACTGACCGCGAACGCGCTTTGAGAACCGGTGCCAAAGAAGGTTACGCTTCTGGCGGTTTTGTACGCAAAGCTGATGGTATTGCTCAACGCGGTAAAACCAAAGGTAGGTTTGTATGATGGCTTCTCGCGGCATGGGCGCAATTGCGCCTAACAAAATGCCTAAGCCAAAGCGTAAACAGCGGCGGGATGATACTGCGTTCTATGAGTACGCAGAGGGCGGTGAAGTAAAGTCCAAAGTCAACGAGGCTGGAAACTATACGAAGCCGGGGATGCGTAAGACGTTGTTTAACCAGATCAAGGGTCAGGCTACGCAAGGTACTGGCGCAGGGCAGTGGAGCGCGAGAAAAGCACAACTGCTAGCAAAAAAGTACAAAGCCGCTGGCGGCGGCTATCGTGACTAAAGCTCCGCAACAGTCGCTCAAAGATTGGGGTAGCCAACGTTGGCGGACCAAAAGCGGAAAACCTTCTTCCAAGACGGGTGAGCGATATCTGCCAGAAGCAGCGATCAAGTCACTCAGCCCCGCCGAATATGCGGCAACGACCAAGGCAAAACGAGCCGGAAAAGCAAAGGGTAAGCAGTTTGTAGCTCAACCTAAAGGCATAGCCCAGAAGACTGCGAGATTTAGATGACCACCTCTGGTACCACGGCGTTTAACTTAGAGTTTACGGACATCGCGGAAGAGGCGTGGGAGCGGGCTGGGCGCGAACTGCGTTCTGGTTATGACCTGCGTACTGCTCGGAGGTCGATGAATCTGCTTACCATTGAGTGGCAGAACCGTGGCATCAACATGTGGACGATTGAGCCGGGGATTATTACCCTGACTCCGGGTCTTAGCACTTACGCACTGCCACTGGACACTATCGACCTACTAGAACACGTTATCAGGACTGGACAAAATACTGCTTCCACCCAAGCAGACTTAAACATTACACGTATCAGCGTATCAACATACGCCACGATCCCAAACAACCTTGCTCAGGGGCGCCCGATTCAGGTGCTGGTCAATCGCCTGTCTGGAGCGGTGTCGCCTACGTCCTCTACTCTTAACGGTGCTTTGTCATCAACGGCTACAAGTATTCCGTTGAATACGGTAGTTGGTTTGCCTGCGTATGGCTTTATCCGTGTTGGCGCGGAAGACATCTTCTATCAGTACATCAGTGGCAACACCCTGATGGGCGTAGCTCGCGGCCAGAACAATACGACTGCTGCCTCTCATCTCACAGGTGCAGCGGTCTATAACCCCAACTTGCCGTCAGTGACGGTCTGGCTTACACCTGATAACTCACAGACGTACCAGTTTGCTTACTGGCGTATGAGGCGGGTACAAGACGCGGGTAACGGTATTGAAACGGGAGACATGAACTTCCGCTTTTTGCCCTGTCTTGTAGCTGGCCTTGCGTACTACATTGCCATGAAAGTGCCCGAGTTGATGGATCGGGTGCAGATGCTAAAAGCGGTGTATGACGAACAGTTTAACTTGGCTGCTGGCGAAGACCGTGAAAAAGCGGCTGTTCGGTTTGTTCCTCGCCGACAGTTTATTGGTAGCGGTGCCTAATGGGTAACAGGTTTGCCAGTGGCAAGATCGCTATCGCCATGTGCGATAGATGCGGGTTTAGGTTTAAGCTTAGAACTCTTAGCGAACTTGTAGTTAAGACTAAAAAGATTAACGTCTTGGTTTGCCAAGCCTGCTGGGACCCAGATCAACCGCAGTTGCAACTTGGTATGTATCCTGTAGATGACCCGCAAGCGCTCAGGAACCCAAGGCGGGATACTACCTACGTAACAGCGGGGGTAAACGCAGCCGGTAACCTTACCGGCGGTTCAAGAGACATTCAGTGGGGTTGGAACCCTGTTGGTGGAGCAAGTGCAAACGACGCGGGGCTGACACCAAACTATTTGGTAGCGGTTACGTCTGTTGGTACAGTTACAATTGCCACGACTTAGGAGTCATCATGGACGCAAAGAAAGCGGTGCATAAGCATGAAGCCAATATGCACCCCGGTAAGAAACCCACAAAGTTTGCCAAGGGCGGAAAAACAAATCTTCAAATGAAGCAGATGGGGCGTAACCTTGCAAAGGTTGCAAACCAAATGAAGCCCATGCGGCGTACGCGTATGACGGGGATCTGACATGAAGAAAAACGGAATGCAGCCCAAACCGGCTCCGAAAGTAGACCTGAAAAACTCAGGCTACCCGGAGAAGAACGTCAAGACCACGGGCGTTAAAATCCGTGGCACTGGGGCGGCCACTAAAGGTGTAATGGCTCGGGGACCGATGGCGTGAACTACACTGAGTTGTCAGCTAATGTTCAGGACATTGTTGAGAATACTTTCACCAATGACCAGATGGCTATGCTTGTTAAGCAGGCTGAGCAGAAGATCTATAACACTGTTCAGATTGCTAACCTGCGTAAGAACGTCTATGGACAATTGACTGCTGATAATCAGTATCTATCGGCTCCTACGGACTTTTTGTCTGTTTATTCTCTGGCGGTTATTACCAACGGTGATACCAGCACCGGCACCTACGCTTATCTTCTAAACAAAGACGTTAACTTCATCCGCGAAGCGTATCCGGCGCCTAATTCCAAGGGCGTACCGAAGCATTACGCCATCTTTGGCCCTCAATCAAATTTAGAGACGGAACTGTCATTCATCGTTGGTCCGACGCCGGATAGCGCGTATTACGTTGAGCTTCACTATTACTACTATCCGGAATCTATCGTCACTGCCGGAACTACGTGGTTGGGCGATAACTTTGACTCCGCGCTTTTGAACGGTACTGTTCTAGAAGCCGTACGGTTTATGAAGGCTGAGCAAGATCAGTTTGCTGCTAATGGTGAAATGTACACGCAGGCATTGGCGCTTCTTAAAAATCTGGGTGACGGCAAACAGCGTATGGATGCTTATCGTGACGGTCAGGTAAGGAATCCGGTCAAATGATCGTCCAGACGCAGACTACGAGCTTTAAGGCAGAGTTGTATGAAGGTATTCACAACCTGCTAACGGACACGCTGAAACTTGCGCTTTATACCGCTGAAGCTAACCTTGACGAGTCAACAACCGTCTATACAAGTGCTAACGAGATCACCGGGACTGGGTACAGCGCTGGTGGGAACGTAGTCACCGGGGCGGCTATTAGTAGTAGTGGCTATACAGCGTGGGTCACGTTTAATAATGTCTTATGGGTTCCCGCTGCTTTTACTACTCGGTGTGCGCTTCTTTACAATGTGACCCGAGGAAACAAGTCTATTGCGGTTTTGGACTTTGGTTCAGATAAAACCTGCACGAACACATTTACGGTCACCATGCCGGGGAATACAGCTACAACGGCTTTGATCCGTTCAAGCAACTGAGGTAAATCATGGAAGAACGCGCAAAAGCGACCGGCAAGTACATCGTTGAATGTTTTGATAAAGACGGTAAGCTCAAGTGGACGGCAGAGACTCCCAACCTTGTAGTTAACGTCGGTCTTCAGTACATGGCCGGAACCGCTCTTACGTCTACCGCACAGATTACTACGTGGCACATCGGTTTGTATGGATCTGGGTCTACCAATAGCCCTGCCGCTGGCGATACGATGTCTTCTCATGCAGGGTGGACGGAAGTAACGGACTATACGGAAGCTACTCGCCCTGCTGCTACGTTCGCGGCTGCTACCAATGCAAACCCATCTGTTGTTACGAACACGGCTAGCAAAGCGGTGTTTTCCATCAACGGGACAACGACAGTCGGTGGGGCGTTCCTAACTTCTAACAACACTAAGAGCGGCACGACCGGTACTCTTTTTTCCGCTGCTGACTTCCAAGCGCCGGGAGATCGGTCGGTTGTATCTGGTGATGTGTTGAATGTAACGTACCAATTCAGCCTCACAGCTTAAGGATGAACCGTGCCCGATGGCGGATGGGGATCTGGCACTTGGGGCCAAGCCGGGTGGGGATGCTCGGTTGTAGACCGAGATGCTACAGAGACATCTACCGGGGCGGACGAAGTATCGAGTCTATATTCAGTTCAATCTTCAATCCTTGAAACCGCTACAGGCGCGGATCAGGTTTCAGCGTTAGCGACGTTCCCGGTTAGTGTAGTAGAAGCATCATCAGGTGCAGACAGCGTAGCAGCAGACGTATCTTTTGAGGCATCAGTAGTAGAAACGTCCTCCGGGGCGGACAGTATCTCGGCAGGTGTAGCGTTTGGTGTTGCAGTTGCCGAGGTATCGACTGGGGCAGATTCTGTCTCCGCCATCTTCAAGCCCAGCGCAAGCATTGCTGAATCCGCCACGGGCGCGGATGTCGTCTCAGCACTGGCAAAGTTTGGTTCTATCGTATTAGAAACCTCTACGGGGTCTGATACGGTAAGCACGGGCACCACATTCCAATCAGCTATACAGGAAGCCGCATCAGGTTTAGATAGCATCTCGGCTATCTTCAAGCCTTACGTCTCAATCATTGAATCTGCGCTGGGCGCGGATGTAGTTTCTAACCTTGGTCAGTTAAACCCGGTAATACAAGAAACCGCAGTAGGCGCGGATGCAATAAGTGGCAGATTCTTATGGGAACCCGTGGATGACACGCAGACCCCTAACTGGCAGAATGTGACATCAACACAAGGCGCAGTTTGGACTGCAAACACTACAGCACAAACCCCCGGATGGGGAAGCGTAACGAACACACAATCACCGGGGTGGGGCGATATAACCAACACCCAGACGCCGGGATGGCAACAAACGGAGCAATAACGTGACGACCCAATACACGCCAATTCTGAAACTTGCCCTGCCTGTCACCGGGGAGCTTTCCGGTACTTGGGGTTCTGTTGTTAACGACAACATCACCTCTATGGTTGAGCAGGCGGTAGCCGGGTTGTCTACGATCAATACATGGACTGCCAACGCTCATACGCTGACCACCGCTGACGGTACAAGTTCAGAAGCTCGGTGTGCGATGTTGGTTCTTGCTACCGGCGCAGGTGGCACTGCGCTTACCGCCGCCGGAGAGGTCATCTGCCCCGCGGCATCGAAGTTGTATGTGGTTAAGAACGGTACGTCGTTCGCGGTTACTGTTAAAACGTCCGCAGGGACTGGCGTAGCTATTCCCGCTGGGGATACGGCGTTTGTATTTTGTGATGGCACCAACGTCAACGCTTGCGTGACCACCATTGTAAATGGTCACATCTCTGGAAACTTGACGGTTGATGGAAACACCACGTTAGGTGACGCTACGTCAGACACCATTACCGCTACAGCGCGGTTCAATACAGACCTCCTGCCTTCGACGGATAACGCACGGGATCTCGGCTCGTCTGGCAACTCATGGCGTACTCTGTACTGCGATACGTCTGTACTGACTCCTCTGGTGACCGCTACTAACCTGCAAGTCACTAACATCAAGGCTAACGACGGTACAGCAGTAGCGGTTTTGACTGACTCAACCGGTGCTCTGGATATCTCTAAAGCCGTCACCTTTTCGGCTACGACCCAGAACATCTCTCTTGGCGCTTCTCAAACCACGGGTACGTTTGTTTTGGGAGGCACCGCCGCAACCGGCGCTATTACGCTGGATGCTTCGACCAAGACGCACACACTGAACGTCGGCTCGGGAGCTACT